ACCATTCCCACCAGGTATTACACCGAGAGAATAAATAACATTATTGTTGACCAAGGTGTTGATACTTCTTCCAACTGATGATGGTAGAATGTTTCCAATAATTTCGTTGTAAACTTCATACACGTCCCATGTTGTCATACATCCATACTTCTTAAAGATTTGGAAGATTTTGTTTTCTTGATCCTTCGCACTAGCGATGGCTTGTGCCAATAACTCATCAGTTATTGGTGTTGTTTTGTAGTAAGATTTGATAACTGGCATAATTAATTTGTTTTTTAATAATATAGATAAATATCTTGGAATTTCCAAATGTTACAGAAAAAATTTCATGGATTTTTTTCTTTTGGAAAAATTTATTATATTTATAAAAGAGTCCTCCTCTTACATTATAAGGACATAAAAATTTTAGGGGTTGTCAAGGAAAACCGAGGTAAGAGGCGGTGACTACTTGATGACCCTTTGTATTTTAGAATAATGAATAAAGATAAAACATTCCTTCAAATACCTGATTATATATTGGGTAACAAGGAACTTGATGGTGATAACAAAATATTACTATCTAAGATAATTGAATTACACAAAAGAGGTGGTACTTGTTTTGCAAGTAATAATACATTTGGTAATTTAATTGGTATGTCAAGAACTAGTGTATCTAAACGAATAACTAAATTAAAGGAATTGGGATACATCACAACAAAAGATGTTTGGGATGGTAATGTTCAAAAAGGTAGAATCATTACTCCAACTTATAAGAAGGGTAGTTCCCAAAAGAAACAGGGTATAGTTCCCGAAGTTAAAGGGGGTAGTTCCCAAAGTTCAAAGGGGGTAGTTCCTGAAGTTGGCACTAACATACAATCTTTAACATATAAAGAAACATATAAACATACTGGACAAAATGGTATATCTATGGCACAATATTTTAAAAACAAATAAATTTTAATAAAATGGCACAAACAATTGAAGAAAGATTATCTCAACTTGAGAAAGCACATTCTAGATTATTCCATCAGTACAAGAATCTTTTGAAAGATTTTGAAGATTTAAAAAAGTTCACTCAACAAATAGATAATAGTTGTTATATTAAAATTAAAGAAATTAATTTAGATATTGCTGATTTAAAACTATCTCAACCAAAAGCAGATTTTATAGATGGTAATAAGTACCAGGATGTAATTGAAGAAATTATTACAATTGAAAAAGTTGATTGGAATAATAAAACTTGCCTCAATTTATCTGTTAAATTAAAAAGTAGACAAGAACTTTATAAAACATTTATTCTACAAGAAAATAAACCTAGAATTAATGATAAAGTTACTTTTATTTATAATGCAAAAGATAAGAAATTAACTAAATTAAAATGTTTATGAAAATCCAACTAAAACAATTTTACGCGTTAACTAGAACTGAAAAACTAGAACATGTCAACGAATTGAGGAAAATACCCTTCAAAGAATTAGAGGAGTACCAGAAGGCCATAGTGTACCACTGGTTCCAAGATTGGATGTTGGAAGGGTGGCCAATAACTAAAAAGAATTTTATTTCAATTGAAGATAGTTGATAATATCAAATAGTTCCAGTATATTTATTAATGATTTGTAATCATTTGATTTAATCCCGCCAAGGTTTCTCCCAGTCTCCTAGCGGGATTTTTTAATTCTAAGAAGTATTTATGATATGTAGGAAATGTAATATAGATAAACCAGTTGACCAGTACGATACCTATTTCCATTCTACTCAAAAGAAAAATAGAACTAGAAAGTATTGTAATACTTGTTTTATAGAACAAAAAAGAAAATACAGGGAAAGTATTAGAATGAAAAAGATAACTCAACCAGTGTCACCAGAACCAGCCACAATCGATTATAGTAATAATCCTGACTACTATTTGTGTGTAGGTTGTAACCAGTACAAATTATTGTTGGTAGATTATTATTTGCACAGAGGTGGAAAACCAATTACCAAAAGGTGCAAGGTTTGTCAGAAGATACAGGATCAACAAAGGGCGGATGAAAGTAGAAGGGAAAACGGTGGAAGTATGATGGTGCCACAAAAACCTAATATCTATTTCGATGATTACCAAAGACAGAACACCTTTGAACTAATGGAGTTGATGGGATATTTATATGATGAGGGTACTGGTATCTGGCATAAACCAGGTTGGAAAGAAATTATCAACGGAAAACCAGTGTTTGTTGTAATTAAAGAAAAGATGAAGAACAAACCCAAGAAGATTAAATCAAGAATAATGAACGAGGAGATACTACAAAAGATGATTGAGTTGAGGGAAAGAAAGTTGACTTATGTTCAAATTGCGGATAAATTAAATTTAAGTGATACAACTGTTAGAAAATATTTGGTAGAATATGGCGAAGACAGAACATATTAAAGTAGGGGAATTAGAAATACCATTAACATATTGGGAAATGTCCGAACAAGATAAGAATGACTTATGTCTAACTATAATGGATAGTATGTTAATTATATTGGATAGAAACCTCAACGATGGACTCAACAGAATGGATATATTAGATAAGATGTTAGAGTCCAGCATAATGGTCAACACACAACATGAAGAATATGAGATTTGTGAGGTGATGAACAGAATTAGAAAACTTATTAATGAATAAAACAATAGAACTGTTCATAACAAAAAACTACTATGAACTATTAAAGATAACCAAGAAGATAACAAAGAATCATGATTTAACTCAGGATTTACTACACGAAGTTATTATACAACTATACTCCAAAGAGAATATAGACTTAAAGTTTTACGATGACAGTAGTATCAAGTATTACATCGTATCAATCATTCGTATCAATTGGATAAGTAAAACATCACCATTCTATTATAAGGTCCGTAGGGAGTTTCTAAAGTACACAGACTTTATACATAATGTTGATACAGATTGTTTCTTTGAACTATCAGAAGACCAAAAGTACTTTGAAAAACAGAAATTATTTGATATATTAGAGAAAGAATATAGTGAACTAACATGGTTTCACAAATCTTTAATGGAATTATATCTAACCTTGGGTAGTGTAAATAAGGTAGCAAAACATACAGAGATACCCAAGTCATCAATAATCAAATACATTAAGGAGAGTAAGGACCAAATCAGAAATAATGTTATAGATAAACTAAAAGAAAATGAGTAACGATATTTTGGAAAAGTTTAATCAAGCAAAACAAGAAGCCATAGATAACCCACCAAAGAGAAAGAAAGGTTGTACAAGTTGTAAGAAGAAGAAAGAGGTTGTAGAATTACCACCAATAGAATTTACAGAAGAACCAGTGTATGTATTTGATGATGAGGATATTGTCAAAGCATATCATGAAATGGTAAGAAGGGAAGGAATTAAAGAAGAATCAAAAGTATTTATAAGTGGTGTGTATAAACAATTATTCAACGAAGAATTTATATTTGATAGATGTATGAGTTGTAAAAATACACAATACCATAAATTAAGAAACTATATCTTATATAAACTTAATAAAAGAATATAATGGAAAAAGAAAATAAAGGTGGTAGAAAATCCAACATAGCAACCTATGAGGAAAGGATACCGGAAGCATTTGAAATGATACTCTATGACAAACTCAGCTACACCGAATTTAGACAACAAGGGGCCAAGAGATGGGGAATCACAGAGCGTGCGGCTGAATCTGTTTGGAAAGAAGTTAAGGATAGACTTAAAGCAAGGTTTGACGAAAAGACGGAAGAAATTATCTCCGAACAACTTTCAAGGTATTTTGACCTACTTCAAAGGGCCAGAGAATCAAACAACAAAAGGGTTGAAAGGGAAACCTTAGCAGATATAAATAAACTATATGGATTGGAACAAAGAAAGATTGATATAACATCCAACGGAGAACCGATCAGTATTAATATAAATTTAACCGATTAAAAATATAATATGAAAAGAATAACATTACTATTTGGCAAAAAAGAAGAATTTACAAGAATGACATTATTCATGTTTATGGAACAAGAACAATTATTTTTAATGAGAGATTATAATTTATTGGATGTTCCAAATAAATTAGATATTAAACATAAAATCAAACAACATATTGAATATGCTGGTGATAATAATTGGAATGTAATTTCAACTTTAGAAAATTAAAAAAATTTAACCTAACTACTCGTAAAACTTCGTTTTTGACTATGTGTAACTGTAAAAAAAAGAAACAAGAAGAACCAGTGGTCATACCACAGACACCTGAACAACAACACGCAATTGAAATAACTAAGTGGAATGGTGGAATGAATATTGAAATTAAATTACCTGAACAAGAAAAAGAAACAGATGAGTAAAATAGAATTTATAATTCCAACTTACTCAAGAATCAATCATCTCATCACAATTCTTGGTTCATTTAAATCACAATCAAATCCAAATTGGAAAGCACATATTGTTGCCGATTGTCCACCAAGTGATATACAAGATAAGATTAATAAGACGATTGAATTTTTTGATGATGAAAGATTTAAATTAACTATTCTACCTGAGAGATATAATGATTGGGGACATACACCAAGACAATATGGATTGGATAACGCAACAGAAGAATGGGTGGTAATGACAGGTGAGGACAACTATTATGTTCCTGAGTTTGTAGATATAATGTTATCAGAAGGAAAGGATCATCACTTTGTTTATTGTAATATGGTCCATAATTGGATTAACAAAGATTACATACCATTAAATTCTGTATTAAAATTCGGTGGTATTGATATTGGAAACTTTATGACAAAGACCAACATGGCACAAAAGATTAAGTTAAGAAAGGACCATCAGTGGGCAGACTGGTTCTTTGTTGAGGATTTTCAGAATAAATATAAGGTTGCAAAATATAAAAAGGTTAACGGAGTATTGTATGTCCACAATTGATATAAGTCCAACCAAGAGACAAAGTGAAGCATGGAAATACCTCACAGATGACAAGACCAATATAGTTTTATTTGGTGGTTCAGCTGGTGGAGGAAAGTCTTGGTTGGGTTGTCTATGGATTACAACAATCTGTTTAAGATATAAAGGT